CAAGGCAATCAAGATTATTTGGAAGAACGTTGAAATGATAGTAGATCAATTATTCACAACCTACACTGTAGTTGGTAACACCCGACAGTTTTTTAGTGAGAGCCGTCACAACAAATTGCTAAAAGAAGATGTAACTTATCGCAAGTTCCATAATCTAAGTCGCATGTTGGCTGAACGCAAGATGAGCGAGAAAGAAATTCTTGACTTGTTTGCGGCCATCGAAGCAGGTGCCAATGCCTCTGGACAAAATCGTACAGCGTTGGGCCGAAGTAAAGATGCTGTATCAGGTGCATATAATTCTACCAAGGATGCCATAAACAGTGTTTTAAGTTCTATCACTAAGTCTACTCCTGTTGCTGGAGTTGATGCTGCCTATAATGATGCTACTGGTGCGTTGCGTGATAAACTTGGTCCCAACAGCAAGGTCATGGATTCAATCAAGAAGTATCGACTGCTGGCCAAAGAATATCCTAAGACACAGTTGTTTGTTAAGACAGCACTGATTGCCTTGGCTGGCCTAGCCACAGGCGGTGCAGGGTTGCCTGTTATTGCTGGTGTTACCGCTGCTATCGATGCTGCCATCAAAGGCGAAAAACTATCCAGTATCATTGGCAAGGGCATAGGCGCCGCACTCATGGGTCTTGGCGCACAAGAAATTCAGGACCTGTTGTCTACACCAAGTGGTCCACAAGGCGATCCAGATTTTTACAATGACACTCCTTTACCACAAGGCGATCCAGATTTCTATAATGACACTCCGCTACCAGCAGGCGATCCAGATTTCTATAATGATCCTAGTAATACTCCACCTGTACCTGGTGCAGGAGGCGGAACATACACCATAGTCAAGGGAGACCAACTGGGCTTTATTGCCCAGGCTCAAGGTACCACACCTGAATTAATTCGTGCGGCAAATCCAGATATTGATTTTTCCAAAGCATTGCAGCAAGGACAAGAAATTAATTTACCTGCTGCGGGTACTCCAGGACAAGGTAGTTTGTGGGCAGACTACAAGGGCGGCATGTATGGAGACAAGGCGCCAGGCGCAGGCGGTGGTGGCCAAACAGCAGGTATGAGCCCAGAACCGTTGGGCGGAGGTGCCGCTGTAGACGCCGCAGTGCCCACGACACCTTCAGGACCTTTATTGTCTTTTCCCGATGGCGGAAACAGTGGTACATTGACTCTGCCAGACGGAAGAGAAGTACAGGCTTATGCTTTCCCATCGGGTGGTATTCAGCCAAGACTTGGTCCCGGTCTTGAAACAGTTCCAGTTAACTATGCTGGACAGGATGTTACTGCCTACATAGTTAACGGCAAAGCCTACATTAAGAATTTTAACCCACAAGAATTTTCAAACCCGGTACAGGAAAGTTGGTTACCTGCTGTACGGTTGCTCAAGCTGCCAGCCGAGCAGTTGATTGATCAGAAACTCACCGTGATGGCCTGGGCTCTAAACGAAAGCACGGGCCGTGCACCTGCTCGCAACATACACTTGACACACAAGGGTGTGTTGACCGTGATCGAAAACGTTGATCGTCATCGTCGTTCGTTGTTAAAAGAACTTGACGCAATGGGTCCTAATCGTACAAATATACCTGCTGTGCCTCGTCAAGACATGCCCGATGCACCACAAGCCGGAGCAGTAAAGCCTGGAATGATTGGCAAGGGTCTTAACTGGCTGGACAAAACTGCTGGCAAAGTTGGCGGCTATCTCAGCAAACAAGCACAGAACTTCACACGCAAGATCACAGCCGCTAAACTAAAAACAGAGTGGGAACAACAAGGGCACCAAACTGATTCAGATTACCTTGCGGATTTCTTGGCCAAGCAAGGTGTACCACAAGGTGTTATCACTGATGTATACAGCAAGATGGGTATTCCTTACACAGCACCAGCAACAGTTCCCAATGGTACGCCTGCACCGCAACGTGGTGCTGGTATTCAGACTGGTGAAATCAATGCTATTGATCCAGACACTGGTAAGCCGTACGAAAAAGAAAAACTGGCACGAATGTATGGTTCAGGAGCAACACCCGCACAAATCTCGGCAGCGGGCGGAGCACAACAACCTGCACTTACTGGCGGCCCAACTGCTGGATTGCCGCCAGCAACTGGTACTACTCCTGCGCCAGGTAAGATTACACAACCAAATAACACAGCGTCGTTTAATGCTACCAATGTAATGCAAATGCCTGGTATGGAGAAGTATGCCAAGACAGCTACAAAAGCTCCTGCAAAGACTGCTAACTTTGGCGCTGGTCCCACTGGATACGGCAAGACCACTACTACATTTAAAGCGCCTGGCGCACCTGCGGCTCCTACCACACCAAAGACACCTAAAGTCACATCAGGTGGCGCAACTCCAGATGAACAAGCAAAGTTGCAGGCACGTATTGCTGCCGCAGCCAAGGCACAACCTGTTGCTGAAACAATCAAGCAGGTGAAAAAAATGCTAGAAACTGTGCAGACCAAGGATGACGTTGCGTTTATTAAAAAATACATCAACCGTCAGTTTTCTGGACAACTCAGTGAGTCAGCTGATGCACAGCGCAGTCGCTTGCTTAACGAAGTCACTAGAATTGGCGCATTGCGCAGAAGAACACACAGCCAACAACTAGCTAGATAAGGAATATATTATGGCAATATATCGAAGCGCAAATGGAAACGTATCCACACATGATGACGACAAACTTGGATTTGATGACTGGATTAATGACAATACAGAGCGGCAGGCGGCATGGTGGGTAGCGGCTGCAAAGCACAAAATCTGGCAAGAAGCAAATCCATCAGCACATCCATCAGACGCAAATGATGCCGCTAATGCTATATTTGAAGAGTGGGTGGCCTACGCCAACGCTGTTCCATTATTTGAATAACTCTAACACACCTTAGGACCGGTAACTTGTTACCGATAGTGTGAGGCGGCTGCTGCCTTGATGTAACGATTCGCTACCGTGAACCCAAAAGTGAGCTATATACTGCTATGACAAAAGTAGAAAGTTTGGATATTGTTGCTCCAGAAGAACTTGCCTGGTTGCAAAATGACATGGCAAAAAGGATCGAGTCCGAAGGTCAAGATCTTACCATGAACCCCGAGCATTTAGAACGTAGATTTGGACGTAGTAACAACGGTGTTCTAGATCGAAGAGTAGTGCTTGATGGGCGAGATCCTGCGTACCAGTTGGTTGAAAAAATTGTACGTAGGCGTCTGCCACCCAAAGCTGGACTGTATATTGCATATCAGCGTCAGATGATGCCACATCACTTGCACGTAGATCCTATAATAACCGAACCTGATCCTGAAACTTGTTTTAGTTTGATTATTCCCATGATGGATGATCCTGAATTCAAAACTATTGTGTGGAAAAAGCAATATCGATCTTGGGAAGATGTCAATCGCGAAGTGGTATATTTCAAAGATCATCATGACACATACCAACAACAAAACAATCTAAGCAAAGAGCATCATCTTGGGCATTGTTATCAAGGAGATCCTATGTTTACAGACTATATGGAACTTGACGGAATCTATCAGTACAAACTAGGCACTGTGGGTATGTTTCCAAGACTACAAATGCATGCCAGTAACAATTGGTTGCAGTGCGAAAGATATCAACACAAAGACATTATAATAGTTCATGCCGCATGAAAACTCCATGGTCATCACATTTGAGTTTCCAGATCAACCAATTGACCTTGTAATACATCTTCTGGATAATCCTGGTGTGCAAAGCTGGGCCAACTCTGTACTATCTGTACCAAGAACTGCACAGGGGTTTATATCATCAAACACAGTCCCCCGACGTTACAATCAAGAAGTTATAGAAACACACTTAGAAATTTGTGTTAAAGAAGTTAAAGAATTAGCCAAGTTTGGATATGAGTATCCAAACAAAATGCCATTTACTCCAGCAGATATAAATCGCAGTTGGTGCAATAGTTTACATAGATTTTTTACACACACTCAGCAAACAGTAAATGTTAGAGATATGTCTCGCATGCCATCTGAATTGAGCAAATTACTAAGAACCACTCTAACTAATTCTTTGCAATCCTTAAATGATGCAATTCATGCCATTGAAGTGTATTTGCCTGCTGATATAGATTACGAGCCAGATTTTAGTTTTGATGAAATATACTGCAGTGAAGAACCGGCATTTGATGACCCTGGATGGTGGAAGATGGACAATGCACATCGTCAATATCATAGTCCACAACATGCATCAGTTATATTTGGTCCACAGATACTAGGTAAGTCTATCATTAGAAGCTACTTAGATGGTGACAATCCCAATGACTGGGATACCACAGGACATCACAGCAACAACGGGTCACTGTTGATACAGGTCAGTGATTTTAGACAACGAGTATACAACAGTGATAGTTTTAAACAATGGCTGGCTCGATGGGGCATGGCACCTGAACAGGTGATATATGATTATCCTGTTGGCGCCATACAAGACCAAGATCTTGTGCAAATCATACATAAAAAATTACAAGGTAACAAACGTGTCAACACCACTTATAAAAAGCTTCATTGAAGAGAACGCTGATAAAACATATCAGTACCCTTTGTTGCCTGCAGGCTCAGCTGAGTATCAAGGCAACTGGATTTTTAACCACAGTCATGCACCATGGCTTGAACTGCAGGGTCTTGCTATTCCCTTTGAAGAAATGTTGTCAGAAGCTCAAGCATTGCGACACATGTTTGTAGAACATCGTGCTGATGAAGAACATCATCGTGGATGGAAAAGTCTAGCGGTACACGGAATCAGTGCTACTAAGACCAATGTAGCCGAAACATATGGATTAGACTCTAAAACTGCCAAGTACGACTGGACGGAGATACAGGATCAGTGTCCGGTAACTGTTAAGTTTCTCAAAGAAATTTTGCCGTACCATCACTATTCTCGAGTGAGATTTATGTTGCTTGAAGCTGGCGGATATATTGTTCCACACAGTGACAACGTGAATTCGTTCTTGGGAGGTGCAATCAACATCAGTTTGAACAACCCTGAAGGTTGCAGGCTAGTTACCGAGCAAGGCACCTTGCCCTTCAAAGATTCAGGCAGTGCATTTTATTTTAACAATCATTATCGTCATTGCGTACACAACAACAGCGATGAGGATCGCTTTCACATGATTGTGCATGGTGGGTGCCACATGCACCAGTTGGCACCGTTGTTGGTCAACAGTTATAAAACTCAAGAAAACAAAGAAACTCTGACGCCACTGGTATCTTAGTTTCCTGGCGTAATTTTCCAACAAACTCAAGTAGTTTGTCTCTAGCCCAACGGTCAGTGCGGTAAAAACTCAAATAGTCCATGTGAAACAAATTACTTGACCACACATAGGCACCATGCTGGTGTTGATTAATGGTATCAACTACATATTGCATGCTAGGTGTTTCTAGTAGGTTTAATTCCACAAATTCTACTTGCATGGTTTGATATCGTTTCCAGCATTGCTGAAATTCTACTGAATCCATTTGTACGTTTTCAAAAAACCAAACAAACAGATTTTCAAAAGATTGGTCTCTAAAATAGATAGGAATCAAATCAGTGTTTTGTTTTTCAAATGCTCTAAACACTGTTTCAAATGTGCGGAAATCTCCGTCCCAGGATTCCAGCAGATGTTTTTGCCACTTCAGTGCCGCAGGGCTGATGTCTACAAGTACTATACGAGAATTGTCAGCAAATTTTAACTTGCCAATCAAACATGCAGGTTTGACACCACTGGCTACTCCCACAAAACAATCAAATTCCTGATCACTGAGCTTGGGGTTGTCTAGGTACAAAGGTTCTGTATTCATCACGTAGTACCCTTTCTGTAATCCATCTGTTATCATTCTTAGATCATGTGCAAACCACCAAATTGGACCATTGTCGTTGACCGGCACATACAACGGATCAGCAATCAACTTTTTTATCTCTGCCAATTGATGTTCAGGGTAGCAGTAGTTTTTTCTTTGACGAAGTTCACGAGGTATGTTAACAATGTTGTGGCCAGCGTTGATCATCGCGGCCACAACATTGATACCAAAATATCCTTGATCGCTAGCATAGGTTTTTGTTTCAGTTCCCGAGTGTAACCACCAAGGAGTGTAGTCGTCATGCACATTGTCTATACTACGCTCAGTAATTTTAGTGTTGATATCAACTGGTCCGGGTGTTTCTTCAAACGGAGGAAATCCAAGTGATTGATACACTTCAAGGTCAATGGTAAAGTACTGCGGATGCAGGTGAAAATAACCGCCACGATCTAGTATGTGACAACTCAGAGGTGAATTTTCTTTTTTAGCATATTCTACACTATCCATGATTAACTTTTGGCTTTGCAAAATGTTTCCGGCAGCAATTACCACAGCCCATCGATGCGTAGCAGACAAAGTGGTCAGCATCTCAGTAATGTTTTTAGTTTCGTAGGTATGGAGATTGTGCTGTCCATTGATTTTAAATTTGGTAAAGTCACAGAGATTTTGTTCAACCTCGTGGCACCGTGCAGGGAGATTGTTGTACATGACAACAGCAATTTCAGGAAAGTCTTTTTTCATTCTATTAATTCGTAGTTGGTAAGTTTGATAACAGGCTGGCGGCGCACGTAATCTAATTTAGACACGTCGTCAACTATTCCTACAGGACAAAATCCAGATCTAGCTAAAATAAGATCTAGTCCGTATCCCATACGATCAAGCCTGTCTTGATATTGATAATACCACGCGGTAAGGGCGGCATCAACATCTCTGGGCCAACGTGGTCCTCCGGCCCATTGTGTTGCTGTTCTCGGTGATAAATGCAATTTCCAGCTGTAACTGATGTGTTCAATAATTTTACAGGCTTGTTCTAGCATGTCGTTATCATCGTGCATGATGCAGTACAAGGGCTCCTTGCCCACGTAAGGATAATCTAGCATGATTTCTCCAGGTAACAATTGTTTTTTAAACACAGTATCCTTGGGCATTTCAGGACGCACCAGTTCACCACGATAGGTAATCTGTACTACATCTCTGGGTACAAATTTGTAATCCTTGGGAGCGTCTGGAGATTCGAGGCTGTGCAAACACCAATGCAGTTCATCAACCAACAGTCGCTGATCATCTTCAAGACCAGCATACTTCTCAATTCCAGCGCGGACTTCTACATCTCTATGCATGTGATTAAACACCACTTGATTGGCAGCATAGTTTTCTGCTCCAGGCAATATTTCATAGTGTGACCAATTCACAATGTTTTGTGCTTGTGCTTGTGCAATCAGTTCTTTAAAGTATGTGATGTTGAATCGATTGTAGTCTTGGAGGCGGGCTTGTGCCCAGTCAGGATGTTCTCGTTTTACCTCAGCATGGGCTTGATAGAATCGTTCAGCAAGTTCTGTATCGTAGAGATTGATGTAGAAATCAACCTCATTGTTGATCTCAACGTGGAATTTTGGCATACAAATATTTATTTGGCTATATTGAACCAAACATTATTTGACTTTGCTCTAGAACAAGTATACAATAGAAAACAAGGAGTATTTTATGTCACAACCCAAAACTTTCAATGGCGATCAAAAGATCAAACTCGTGCAAATTATCAACGAGGGCATGCAAGTCATGCATGAAATTGATACATTACAAGGTGGTCTCAATGACACCATCAAAGCTGTTGCGGAAGAACTTGAAGTTAAACCTGCTATTCTTAAAAAAGCAGTCAAGTTAGCACACAAAGCCAGCTTTGGTCAAGAGAAACAAGACCACGAAACACTAGAAACAATTTTAGAAACCGTTGGCAAAACTCTATAAATATCTGTCTCAACAGCGAGTCGCTCACGTTACGAGCATGAATCACGGCTTACCGGCCACAAACGGAGACTATGAGTTATATTGACGCACTTTATGATCGTGAACACGATCGCATTCATGTGGTAGAACGCCGAGATGGCGTGAGGAAATACCAAGAGTATCCTGCCAACTACATCTTCTACTATGACGATGCCCGAGGCAAGTTCCAAAGCATCTACGGCACACCTGTTAGTCGTTTCAGTACCCGCAACAACAAAGAGTTCCGCAAGGAAGTCAAAATGCACTCCAGCAAGCAATTGTATGAGAGTGATATCAACCCAATCTTTCGTTGTTTAGAAGAAAACTACAAAGACCAAGACGCCCCAGAACTCAATGTTGCATTTTTCGACATTGAGGTAGACTTTGACAAAGAGCGAGGTTTCTCGCCAGTGAGTGATCCATTCAATCCCATCACTGCAATCTCAGTCTACCTAAACTGGTTGGATCAATTGATTACACTAGCTGTGCCGCCCAAGGGGCTGACGTGGGAGACTGCACAAGAACTAGTGAAGGACTTTGAAAACACACTACTGTTTGAACGAGAAGAGGACATGATCAAAACATTCCTTGACTTGATTGAAGATGCAGATGTGTTATCGGGCTGGAACTCAGAGGGCTACGATATTCCATATACTGTGAATCGTTGCACTCGTGTGCTATCCAAAGACGACACACGCAAATTCTGCTTGTGGGGACAACTGCCTAAGATGCGCATGTTCGAACGCTTCGGCAGTGAGAATCAAACATATGACTTGGTTGGTCGTGTGCATATGGACTATATGCAACTGTATCGCAAGTACACATACGAAGAACGTCATAGTTACAGTTTAGATGCCATTGGCGAATATGAACTCAATGAACGCAAGACACAGTTTGAAGGCACACTGGATCAACTATACAATCAACACTTTAAAAAGTTTATTGAATACAACAGACAAGATACCTTGCTATTACACAAACTGGATCGTAAACTACAGTTCTTGGCTCTAGCAAGTGAACTGGCACATGCCAATACTGTGTTGCTCCAGACCACCATGGGTGCTGTGGCAGTGACTGAGCAAGCTATTATCAATGAAGCCCATGAACGTGGCATGGTGGTACCCAATCGCAAGCAACGTCTTACAGATGATGACACACAGGCCGCAGGTGCGTATGTAGCTTATCCTAAAAAGGGCTTGCATGATTGGATTGGATCAGTTGACATTAACAGTCTGTATCCTTCGGCCATTCGTGCCATGAACATGGGTCCAGAAACTGTGGTGGGGCAACTGCGTCCTATCATGACTGACCACTACATCAAAGAAAAGATGGCCAAAGGCGCAAGTTTTGCGGCTGCTTGGGAGGGTCTGTTTGGCAGTTTGGAATATACTGCTGTGATGGAACAACAACGTGGCACAGAGATCACCATTGACTGGCAAGATGGCACAGAAAGCACACACTCGGCGGCTGAGATTTGGACCATCATGTTTGACAGCAATCAGCCCTGGATCATGAGTGCAAATGGTACCATCCTTACATATGAGAAGAAGGGTATCATTCCGGGCTTGCTGGAACGTTGGTACTCAGAACGTAAAGAACTGCAGGCCAAGAAGAAAACAGCCAAGGACAAAAAAGAAGAAGCATTCTGGGACAAGCGACAACTGGTCAAGAAAATTAATTTGAACAGTTTGTATGGTGCTATTTTGAATTCAGGTTGCAGATTCTTTGATCACAGGATTGGACAGAGTACCACGCTAACTGGTCGTGCCATTGCCCGGCACATGGATGCACACATTAACGAATGCATCACAGGCATCTATGATCACACAGGCGAAGCTATCATTTATGGTGATACAGACTCCTGCTACTTTACTGCTTGGCCAGTGCTAAAGAAGGAAGTGGAAGAAGGTCGCATGGAGTGGTCAAAGGAAACTGCCATTGCATTATATGACTCTATTGCTGAACAAGTTAATGCTAGCTTCCCAGGCTTTATGGAACAGGCATTTCATTGTCCAAGAGAGATGGGTGCGTTGATTGCGGCAGGCCGTGAACTGGTCGCGGATCGCGGATTGTTTATCACAAAGAAACGCTATGCTGTAAACATCATTGACTTAGAAGGCAAAAGACTGGATGTAGAAGGCAAAAAAGGCAAGACCAAGGCCATGGGGCTGGACTTGAAGCGCAGTGATACACCCAAGGTTATTCAAGACTTCTTGTTGGAAATTCTAAATAGTACATTGCATGGTGCCACACGTGAAGCAATCATTGAACGCATTCGTGAATTCAAGTACGAGTTTATGGAACGTCCAGGTTGGGAAAAAGGTTCGCCCAAGCGTGTGAATAACTTGACCAAGTATGCGGCAGAAGAAGCTCGCCTTGGCAAAGCCAACATGCCCGGGCATGTTAGGGCCGCAATGAACTGGAATCAAATGCGTAGGATGAATGGTGACAACTACTCAATGCAGATTGTGGATGGTATGAAAACTATTGTGTGCAAGCTCAAGTCAAATGCACTTGGCTGGACCAGCATCGGCTATCCCACTGATGAACAACGCCTACCAGATTGGTTTAAGGAATTACCGTTTGATGACGGACTAATGGAAGCAACTGTTGTGGACCAAAAGGTTGACAACTTGCTGGGTGTGTTGGAATGGGCTTTAGCAAGTGCTACCAACACAGAAAACACATTTACAAGTTTATTTGCATTTGAATGAAACTCAGTAGCATTATTGCCTATCGTAATCAACTCGAAAGTATGAGTCTTACCGCCATACGTGGTCAGGCAGAACACGAGCTGTCTGCTATAAATCATGTGGTTGCTAGCAACGAGTCAGACATTGGATTTTACAAACATCGTATTGAAAAACGATTCTCTGCTGTAAAGGATTCGTTTGATCAATTTGACAAAGTGTTCTCTGGACTCAAAAGCGATCTTGATCTACAGATCAAAAAGCAAGAAATTGCCTACTACAAAGAAAGCACACGATTCTATCAAGATGAAATGTGCTGGGAAAGCAACGAGTACCTGCTGAATAGAAAGCTAGCAATCGACGAAGAAAGCAATCTGATCCTGCGCACCCGTCTACGCAGTTATACTGACTGGCGTGTGCCTGGTATGATCATCAGGCCTAGCTGTGAAACATTCATACAAGAACTTGTGCCATTGGATCCTTTGTATATTGTGGATCAACACCGAGATCTAATGGATCCTGCACTAAGCGAGTTCAATGACACATACCGGGCAAGACTGCGACCTTACGTGATCAACGAAACAGATGAACACATACTGGCCGCGTTGCCTAATAACCAGTTTGGATTGATCTTTGCCTATAACTATTTTAACTTCCGTCCTATTGAACTAATTACACGCTACCTTACGGAGCTGTATCAAAAACTACGTCCTGGTGGCGTGGTTATCATGACCATCAACGATTGTGATCGTGCGCACAGCGTACAATTAGTTGAACAAAAATTCATGTGCTACACACCTGGACGAGCAATCTGTCAGGCAGCCGAATCAGCAGGGTTTGATATCTTATATCAACACACAGGTCTTGGTGATTTATCATGGTTGGAACTGCAACGTCCTGGCCAAATTAGTTCGCTGAGAGGCGGACAAACTTTAGCCAAAATAGTTGCGCGATCTAAATAAACCCTGTATACTTAAACACTTAGGAGAAACTTATGAGAGACTGTCTATTAGACTTGGTACAACACACATATGATCTTGGTTGCATTGACCTGATCAAGATTGTAGGCGATGAGAACACTACACAAATTGAGGGCCTGGCAGAAGATTTGAGCGTGATCGTCAAAGGCGAATACAAAAATCCAGTGCCCGACTTTGTTGGTACATTTGGTATGCCCAACTTGAGCAAACTCAAAACCTTGCTTAACTTGCAAGAGTATAAAGAGGATGCCAAACTTACTATCACACGCAAAACACCCACAGAGCCAGATGGCATTGACTTTGTGAACAAAACAGGCGACTTTAAAAACAACTATCGATTCATGACATCGGGTGTTGTTAGTGAGAAATTGAAAACTGCTAGAATGAAATCTGTGCCTTGGCACATTGAGTTTGAGCCTGCAGTTGCCAGCATCATGCGACTGAAAATGCAAATGAGTGCCAACGCAGAAGAGCCAAACTTTCAAGTCAAAACTGATGGCACAGACTTGAAGTTTTACTTTGGTGATCACTCTACACACGCCGGCAACTTTGTGTTTCAATCAGACATCACAGGTCAATTGAAACGTGCTTGGAGTTATCCAGCCAAACAGTTTGCCAGCATCATGGACTTGGTTGGTGACAAAACAATTCGCATCAGCGATGATGGCGTTGCACAAATCACAGTAGACTCCGGTGTTGCTGTTTACAACTATCTCTTACCGGCACAAAGCAAGTAATGACCGAGCCTGTAGTTCAAGACAACTTAACTGCCAAGCAGAATGACTATGCTGTGTTCCTTCCGGCAATCTCGGGCTTCTACGCCACGTTTGTGGGCAAGCAACGTGATCCCGTAAATGGACCATATGTAGATCCTGCTAGATTGCCACAGGGACTAACTGACATGGAACAAATGAACTGGCTCAACAGTTCTAAAGGCTTGTTCCCTTACAAATGGTCGCTGTATTCTGGTGGTCATGCCAACTTGGACTTGACCAAGACGGACTGGTCGGAGGACATGGTTCGTAATCGTGATCCCAACACTATCATGCTAGGAGACTCGGGTGGATTCCAGATTGCCAAAGGCTTGTGGGAAGGCGACTGGAAAGCCAACTCAGGTTGTGCCAAAGCACAAAAGAAACGTGAGTCTGTGCTTACTTGGTTGGACACTATCAGCAACTATGGTATGGGGCTGGATATTCCCACCTGGGTTATCCACGATAAGAAAGCTAGTGATGCGTGTCAAATCAAAACACTAGACGAAGCAGTTGCGGCCACCAAGTTCAACAATGAATACTTTATCAAACACCGTAAGGGCAAAGATCAAGGTGGCGCACGTTTCTTAAATGTGCTACAAGGCGATAACCATACATCAGCAGAAGAATGGTATCAGCAAATGAAACACTTCTGCGACCCTGCTGTGTACCCAGATCGACATTTTGATGGGTGGGGCATGGGTGGACAAAACATGTGCGATGTACACTTGATCCTCAAACGTTTAGTGACATTGCGCTACGACAATCTACTACAAGAGGGCAAACATGATTGGATGCACTTCTTGGGAACCTCCAAGTTGGAGTGGGCCGTTTTATTAACTGTAATTCAGAGAGCTGTAAGAAAATATGTCAACCCGCAATTCACTATCTCGTTTGACTGCGCCAGTCCGTTCCTTGCAACAGCCAACGGACAGGTGTATTTTGAAAATGTCTTCGAGCACAACCAAAAGTGGTCGTATCGCATGGCTCCTTCAGCCGACGACAAAAAATATGCCACAGACACACGCAAGTGGAGTGACGGAGTAGTAGCCGACGGGGTGTATCCGCGTTGGGAAGATAGTCCACTAAGCAACTTGTTCAAGATGAAAGACATCTGCATCTACAAACCAGGGGACCTAAACAAGATTGGCAAAGAAGGCAAAACATCCTGGGATAGTTTTAGCTATGCTTTGCTCATGGGACATAATGTTTGGATGCACTTGACCGCGGTACAGGAAGCCAATCGACGATTTGATGCAGGATCACGTCCTGCTATGATGCAATATAGCAAAGGTGATTATGACAAGTTTGAGGACATTATTGATCGCATCTTTTCAGCTTCAACTAAAGAAAACAGCCTAGCCGAAATTGAAAAGTACGGTGGCGATACTGGATACTGGACTGAAATTATAGGCGGCCGTGGATTCAAAGGAAAGAAAGCGGTGAATGCCCGAACACAGTTCAACGCATTATTCTCGTTTGATGAACCAGAAGTTGACACCAAATCCGATGATAGTGTACAATTAGATACCTCAGCGTTAGATCAATTGGAACAGGAACAGCAATGAATAGACAAGGTCACAACAACGTCAAGTTCTTTACTGGAACAGAAGTAGAACACACTCCTGCATTCGGCAAGAAAACATTGTTTGTAGTAGGATTACAATCCGCAACAGATATACAAGATCAACTGGCTGACTGTGAGCACATTTACTTTGGTGCTAACATGAGCTTTCCGTCTAGCATACGCACCAACGATAGTGTGTTTTGGACACCTTGGGAAAACATGATTCAACAATGTTTGGATCAAGGATATCAATGTACATTGGACATTGATGTTTCGCAAGTGGAAGGTCTGTTAGAATCTGGCCTGTGTGAGCACAATAATTTTATTCCCATGATCTCTGTCAAGATACCTTACATACGACAACTAGGGTACAATGCCACTGTCAAAATAGATGACAAGGACTTTGCGGCAACCAATCCTGGTGTATGGTGTCATAGTCTGCACACATTACAAAAACGTTCGGTGTTTACAGATTGGTCTAAATATACAAAGGATACTGTACTATGAAAGTAAAAGTCACTAAAATCAAAGCGAATCTTGTGGGCGAGTCAGTGCCTCCAAAAACTCATGGTGCCGCTGGCAGAAATATTGAAAACCGTCTTCGTGCTCAAGGGTTTCCAATATCAAATCAATCTGGACCAGATCTACCCTCAGTTGGACTCGAAGTTAAGTCAAGAGATATAGATTCCACGTCTGCACAAAGTGTTGGCACGATGCTTCCAGAAGATATCATTCAAAAATCCTACCGCGAGTCTGTTATTTGTGAAAAACTTCAACAGCAACTTAGAGTCAAGACCAAAGATCAGAAGATTATTTCTTCAGAGGTTTATGATTTTTCTTCGCCTTACATACAAGAAAAATTTGAAGAGTCTTACGAAATCGCTAGACAAAAAATTATTGACGGTGATCGTGGCAACTACATCTCTGGTGGATCATATGGGTATTTTGAACGCACAGTCAAAGGATCTCGCTCGTACCAATTCAGAGTGTCAGATAGTGCAGTAAAACGGATAGAGGCTATGTCTATGGCTACATCTAACAAACATATTACGTTTGAATAACATACATGAGTGATACACAATACTGGAACAATGATGCATTTTGTCCATTGCCGTGGGGCAGTATCTATGTAGAAACCGACGGCAGGGTAGACAGTTGTTGTATTGCTCATAACAATCTTGGTAATTTACACGAGACCAAACTACAAAATATTGTGGACGGTAGCAAGAATATTCAAATCAAGCAAGAGATGTTGGCAGGCCAACGTGCTCAAGGCTGTAAGGTTTGTTATGCACCCGGAAACAACGTTGATGAAGGTCGCAAGTATCACCGAGACAATCAACTGGTTGAGTTTGATACATGGCAACCAGACAAAGCATTTTTTGATCGGCCTGAAAACTTTAAACTACAGTATGCTGACTTGAGATTCAGAAATACCTGTAACTATGGATGCGTGTACTGCGGCCCTGATCTAAGTTCAACCTGGGCTAGTGAGCTAAAACAGTTTGTTAAGATTGACGAAAGCGCCATTGCCGATGTCACACAATACTTTGTGGACAATGCTGTAGACTTGCGCAAGATTTACATGGCCGGAGGCGAACCACTGTTGATCAAAGAGAACCAAGTGATCCTGGAAAAGCTGTTGGAGATCAATCCGCACTGCCATCTTGTTGTGAATACCAATCTCAGCATGATCCGTGGTAACAGAATCTTTGAGCTACTGACCAAGTTTCCCAACGTGGATTGGTTGATCAGTGCTGAGGACATGGGCGACAGATACAACTACATTCGCTATCCTGGTGATTGGACAGTGTTTGCTGAAAACTTAAACATACTCAAAGCCGCAATCCCCGCCACACACAAGGTCAAATTTAACATGGTGTTCTCTGCACTCAATGCCAAGACCATATGGGACTATGTTGATTTCTTATTTGACAATGGTCATGCACGTGATTATGATCACTTGAATCTTGCCTATATCAACAATGGACATCAGTTTATCTGGTGTGATGCCAGGGCATTACCTGCATCCTACATTGCAGAGGTCAAAGAAATCATTGCTCAAAGATCACCAACAGGCACTAGATTCGACCAGGAACTACAGTTTGTACTGGATTGTTTGGATGTGCCTGTGTCAGACAACGGCTATCATAATCTGTTTGATCGATTGGCAGAACTTGATCAACGCAGACATCTGGACAGTCACACAGTGTTTTCGGACATATACACCCATAGACAAACATGATTATTTGTAGTATTATACACTATGTTCTAACCAAAGGTAACACATGAATCAAGAGCAACGAGAAAAAATTGACAGAATTAAACAATATGCAGATAGAAAAATCTGGGTCACCTTCCGCAAAGAAGGCATCCACAAGTACCCTGCTGCCGCTAGTGATCCTGCTCTGGCAACCGGTGATGAATACGATGTTAGTTTTCTTGGCGTGCCTCATCGTCATATATTCCATTTTCGAGTCTGGATCGACGTATTACACAATGATCGAGATATCGAATTCATTCAGTTCAAGCGATGGCTCGAGAATCTCTACCGCGATGGAGCACTCCAACTCGACTACAAATCTTGCGAAATGATGTCAGATGACCTGTACATTCAAATTGCAAATCGATATCCAGACAGAGCTGTCTGGATTGAGGTCTCCGAAGATGGTGAAAACGGAGCTCTTATTAAGTATGAAATCAATAACTAAATTCTATGACTGCACAAATATCAAATCTGAGCGACCTTGTTAACAGCAATGCTCGATTTTTTCAAGCATCAATAGATGATGATGGTAATGGTCCCTTTATATACAGACACCATCATTTAGAAAAAGGAATCACTAAGTGGATTAACATATATCGTTCGTTGAACCTGCAAAAAACCAATCCCTCCATTGGTTTGTTGCACGAACTTAATTTTGAATACATTTGTATGTTGTATGCCGCTATAGGAATTGGTGCCAATTTTGTAGTGTTAGAGTCTAAGTTTGATGATAGCTCATCGCACAAAGATTTTATGCCATTGGATATATTAGTGTATGATGACACGTTGGATAATATGTGTGATGACATGAGCTACTGGAATAATAATTCACAACATCGAATTGACTCTAGGCTGCTACCAAAAATCAAAAGTTCAGACGAAAATACAAACACCAACGATATATCATCAATAGATCTTAATTTTGATTGGTCTAAAACACAAATGTTGTCGTCGGCTACATCAGGTAGCACCGGAGTGTCAAAAAAAATCACACACAACTATCAGTATATTTTAGATATATCTCAACGAAATGCTGAAGTTTTAAATTTTAATGGTCGTGTCGTTCATATTAAAAATTTGTATCATGGTAGTACCATGCCTGTTTTTTATTTGCCGGCGCTGTTAAAATCAGATTTTCATTTTTGCGCTCCGTGGATTGATTCATCAAATCTTGAAGAAATTGAAAAATACATCAAAAATCAACTCTCGTGGACTGAATATCTTGACATAAATCATATTTTGTTTCCTTATACTTTTATGATGGATAACTTCTTAAATTCAGTAGTTAAATTCAACATGAGTTTTACGGATCTTACTGTTTATACATTGTCTTATATTAAACCTCAGTACAAAAATTTAATCAAAGGTCGCAACATTAAAATTGTAAGTATTTTTGGTTGTACTGAGACTAGCGGACCAGTAATGATAAATTCATTAACAGACAGCAATGCCGAAGAGTTTGATCCAACAATTTTTTACACACTAGACGATTATTTTACATTGACTTTGCTGCCAGATGGCACACGGGTACAAACAAAAAACGGATGGATTGATCATGTCATGGACGATAAGTTTAAAAAAATCGATCATAATTGTTATCAACATCTAGGAAAATCAAATCAGTATCGAATCAATGATGTAAAAATTGATTTAGCAAAAATTTCTAACATAAGCAAGTTGATTGGGTTTGATGGTGACATCATAGTGGATGAACCACAACAATCATTGTATCTTGTGTTATGGAACAACGATGATCTACAACATTTACAGGATGTTGTTAACCAGCAATTGAATTTGATGTTTGGCAGTGAGTTAGTACATATTTCTAAAGCAGCCAATTTAAACAAACTTGAGTTTATTTCAGGTATTAAAATTAATCAAGATATGATACGAAAATATTTTCGAAACACCGAGGAACACTAATGTTTAAACACCTACAGGATAGTCAAGAATCATATAGTAGTCATTGTCGATGGGCAGTGTCAGCAGGCTTTACAATGATATGGGCCGGAATTTTGTCTATTGTGCATGGATTAATTCCGTCATTGTTTCCCTTCAGATCGGCAAAAACAGTGATAGACTTATATTACAAAAGACTGCATAATCATAAAAACAAGAGTTACAAAGACTACATTGAACACGTTTCAACAGTTGAATCAAGTAAACAGTCAGTATCATAACGTTGTAAATTATCTTAAATTTAAGGAAAATAAAATGGCCAAGCCTACAATCAAATCCAACCCACGTGTGATCGAGATCTACGAGGATCTCGAAAAGTACCTGGAGTTCTGCCAGGACTATGGCTACCGCTATAACGAAGCGGACTTGTATAACTTCAAGAGCTATGCGTGGCAGCAGTTCAACAAATACATGTTGGGCAAGAATGCCAAGAACATGTGGTGGGAAGATGCTCGACGCTTTGCTGGATATCGTCCAGCATGAGAAAGCTGTTTTACATGGGCTTAGAGAGCTATGAAGCCCGATACACATTACAGCTCACAGAATGGAACCGGCGAGTGTTTGACCGCAGAGGTCTTGACGTTGTGTATGTTCCTGGAACCACTATTGACAATAGCCAAGCTATTTCAGTAGGACAGGTGCTAGACGCACATGGACGCAGTTATTTTAGTATGAGCCAAATGATGAACTTGGTTCAAATGATGAAGAATGGAGAGGTTACTAGTGCGGATGTTATCTACTTTGAAGACATGTTTCAACCCGGTATTGAAAGTTTACCCTACATCCTTAATCAGGTTCCTGCTGATCAACGTCCTCGCGTGTATGTGCGCTGTCTTGCTCAGTCCATTGATCCTGATGACTTCGTACACGTATGGGGTATGGCAAAATGGATGGGACTCTACGAACAGATGGTTAATGAGTTCGTGGATGGAGTTCTCGCAACGAACGAAGAGATGGTTGCTCATATGCGCATTGCTGGATGGCGTGCTCCTATATACAATATTAGTGGCCTAGCATTTGGCAAGGAAGAAGTACTAGGGCGCATCGGCGGTGCAGAAAACATTCGTCCGTTTGATCAGCGTCCACGTCGTGTGGGATTTGCCGCACGTTTTGATCAAGAGAAGCAGCCAGGTTTCTTCATGGACTTGATTGAGATGTATGGGCAGTTGACCAACCAACCATGTGAGTTTGCTATCTTCCAAGGTGGTCCGTTGCGTAGCAACAATCCAGAGTTTATTACTCGTGCTAGACAAATGGAAGCACAAGGCAAGCTCAAGATCTATGAGAACCTCAGCAAGAACGATTACTATGCGTTATTAAACGACACCAGAGTGCTGTTCAACTGTGCCTTGCAAGATTGGGTAAGTAATACAGTATCCGAAGCAGATACATTGGGTGCAAATGTTGTGTATCCTGCATATCGCAGTTTCCCAGAGACTTTTGCCAACGACCCAGAACGCTTGTATGTGCCTTGGTCAATTGATGATGCTTATCACAAAATGCAAAACATGTTGCACAAGCCACATCACAACATGGGACTTATCTCGGACTGGAACAACGGCACTATTGACCGTGTGATTGATATCATGCAAGGTCAAGGCGAGCAGTGGAATCGTGCAGGCAATCGCTATCGTGATCATGTTGCGCATGAAAAATATCAAGTTGTAAAGATTGAAACATGAATGTAATAGTCACAGGCGTCGCCGGCTACATTGGCGGACAAATTGCCTTGCAGTTAAAAGGTGCGGGACATACTGTTATAGGTATTGACCGTAGACCTTTGCAAAAACATCAAGTAGGACAACTTGATAATTTTCTTCAAGCCGACTTTGACAGCGACATTGCCTACAAGAAATTGTTAGAAACCCAGCCCGATGCCATTATACATTGTGCAGGCACCAGCTTGGTTGGTCCCAGTATCAAGAAGCCTTCGGACTACTACGGCAACAACGTGGCCAAGACCATGAACTTGCTGAACTTTATTGTGCAGGCCTTGCCTAAAGTTAGATTTATTTTCAGTTCCTCAGCGGCTGTGTACGGTGAACCAATTATGCCTCCTTGTCACGAAGTTGATCCCACCGAGCCTGTTAGTCCTTACGGCGAAAGCAAGCTCATGGTAGAGATGATGTTGGAAAGTTATCATAAGGCATACAACTTAGACTACGTGGCATTCCGATACTTCAATGCGTGTGGTGCAGACATGCAAGCTCGACATGGACAAGAGCCAGGTGCCACACATATCATTGCCCGAGTGCTAGAGAGTTTGCGAGACGACACACCATTTACATTGTATGGTACCGACTATGCCACCGAAGATGGTACTTGTGTACGTGATTACGTTCACGTACAAGACATTGCCGATGCGCACGTGAGTGCGTTGTACGATAATCTTGCCCCTGGTGTGTACAATCTTGGAACCAATCAAGGTACCAGCAATGCAGAAATTATCAAGGCAGCCACACGTATTACAGGACGCCAGTTAAAAGTAGTAGTTGGCAACAAGCGTGAAGGAGATCCTGCTGTGTTAACTGCTAGTGCAGACAAGTTTGGGCAAGTGTACAAAGACTGGCAAAAGTACACGCTAGACGATATGATCACTCATGCCTGGGCTTGGTATGTTCGATAAAATACTACAGTTTGAACGAGCACTAGCGGAGTTTACAGGTGCTCCGTATGCAATCATGACCGATTGCTGTACCCATGCAATCGAAATGTGCCTACGATATGATCAGGTCAAACATTGTAAGATGCAACCTTACACATACTTGAGTATACCAATGACCATGCACAAGTTAGGCATTGAGTATGAATATCTTGATCATGCCTGGCAACGATGGGTTGGTGAATATCCCATACTTGAAACACGTATTTGGGATAGTGCTCGCCGACTCGAACAAGATATGTATCGCCCAGACACATTGACCTGCTTGAGTTTTGGGCATGGCAAACCATTACACATTGGTCGTGGTGGTGCTATCCTTCTTGATGATGTTGAAGCCTACGATACCATGCTGGCTCAACGTTATGACGGCAGAGACTTGACCATCAAACCATGGGAATCACAACAGGTATTTCGAGTTGGCTATCACTACAAACCCACAATTGAAGAAGCCATTCAAGGACTTGCCTTGTTAGAAGGAGTCAAGGTAAATCGGCCAAGTCCAATACCAGTAGATTATCCAGATCTACGTAAAATTAAAATTATACCTTGACACAACGATCTAAATACATTACAATAGCACAAAGACATCCACGTCATTAACTCGGAGAACTAAATTGACAAAAGACTTTATCCCGCATCCCGTTATCCATTCGGATTCAAAAAACACATTCGTACCTGACAAACATCAGTCCCCAATTGAAAAAGCCAGCAAGGACATGAGCGACAAGGGCTACGAAGAAGGGTATCTAGCAGATGCCATTCGTACCAAGATGAAACGTGATAACAAACGTTTTTGGGCAGGCGACAACATTAGTGATTATGTGTCAGAAGAGATGAAACATACCCTTATAGATGAAGCAACTGAAGCGTTTGAACTGGTGCTTGACCGCTTGCTAATTGATCGAGAAACAGATCCAAACTCGCATGGCACAGCAAGACGACTTGCTAAAATGTACTTCAATGAAATTATGGAGGGTAGATATGAACCAGGACCTGACGCCACAGCGTTTCCAAATGATTCGGCGGATCGTTATGAGGGTATGTTGGTTGTACGTAGTGAGTTGCGCAGTATGTGTAGCCATCATCACCAACCTGTGGCTGGCGTTGCTTATATTGGCATTATTGCTGCCAATACACTTATTGGTCTTAGTAAGTATACCCGAATCGCTCAATGGTGCGCTAGACGAGGAACTCTCCAGGAGGAACTTTGTAACGACATTGCCCGTGAGATTAGTAAAGCTACTGACTCCGAAAACGTAGCAGTGTACATTCAGGCCACACATGGATGTTGTGAGAATCGCGGCATTATGGCACACTCTAGTCTCACACAGACCACAGTGCTCAAAGGTGCTTTTAAGACTGATCCGTCTGTGAAGAAAGAGTTTTTTGACAACATTAAATTACAACAGGAGTTTGCCCCAAGATGAGATATGAAACACTAGAAGAGGCAGCGGCAGCAGGTGCCGCACCATGGTCAGATGAGGCCACAGAGCATTCAGACTATCATGTGGCTGTGTTCCGTGATGCTTACCCAGTGGCCAAGGGACATTTGTTGTTTGTGCCACGGTGGAACAAGAATGAAATTATCGAAGAAGCCTTGAAGTATGCTTTCCGTTTTGGTCATCACAAAGTGGTAACCGGCGAGTGGGAAGCCTACAACGTGGGTATCAACTGCGGCGAGGCAGCAGGTCAAACTGTGATGTATCCACACATACACTTGATTCCACGACGGGTAGGAGATTGTGCCAATCCCATTGGCGGTGTTCGAGGCGTGATCCACGGACAGGCCAACTATAAAGCTAGTGGTTACACAAAGCCAGCATAAGTAATGATCTCAGCGGCCTTTAGAGCATTCATCCCGCTATATAAATTCTGCAAGCCTATGCTAAAATTTAACATAGGAGAATAATAATGGCACTATCATCAACTCAGGATCTAATTAAACACATGGAACAAAATCTTCCATATCGCGGACCTGTTCAATACAAGTTTACCAGTACCAAAGAGTACATTGACGCATTTCCTTGTGCTTATCGCCAATGGAGGGCTGACAGTCATTGTAACTTGAATCATGGTTACAGTTTCTCAATGAAGTTTTACTTTGGTACAAACGACCTTGATGTTCGCAACTGGGCCGCTGACTATGGCGGATTGAAAGAACTCAAGAAAATTTTAGAAGATCAATTTGATCACACAACCCTGGTCAGTGCAGATGATCCTGAATTAGAGTTCTACAAAGAAATGGAACGTCGTAAACTGGCTAAACTTACAATCTTGCCCAGAGTAGGATGTGAATCACTTGCTGACATGCTGTACAAGTATGTGAACGGTGTTTACATTCCAGACTTTTGGGGCGAGGGTGAAGCACAACGCCTGTGGTGCTACCGAGTGGAAGTACGTGAAACACAAGCAAACATGGCGTTTAGAGAAGGCCATAGAGAATGGAATGAGGATTTATTTGAATGACAACACCTGAATTTGATATTGCAATCTTGTTGCCCACTCGTGGGCGATCAGACTCACTAGAACGCAGTGTAAAAAGCGTGATTGAACTAGCGGCTGACCCAAGTCGCATTCAAATCATGTTTGGGTTTGACAACGACGATGATGTGGGCACACAATGTTTTGTTGATGAACTACAGCCTTGGCTGGACGAACACAAGGTAAACTACACAGCAATGACGTTCAATCCCCTGGGATACATTCGTCTCAATGAATATGTGAATGAACTTGCTCGCAAGAGTGATGCACGTTGGTTGGTATTCTGGAACGATGATGCTGTGATGGAAACAGGTGGGTGGGATCAAGAAATTATGACTCACGATGGTGAGTTCAAGCTGTTGGCCTTTCATACACACAATGATCATCCTTACAGTATATTTCCTATTGTGCCACGCAAGTGGTTGGACTTGTTGGGATACCTAAGCCCGCATCAAATCTCTGATGCATGGTTAAGTCAGCAGGCTTACATGCTGGACATCTGGGAACGTATTCCAGTTGATGTGTTGCATGATCGCCATGACCTTACAGGCAACAATGGAGACGAAACATTCCAGAATCGTCCCATGTTAGAAGGCAATCCTCGAGATCCACGAGACTTTCACAGCGTACAGCAAATGGACGTTCGTCATACTGACTGTGCAAAAATAGCACAGTATCTCGAAACTGAATGTGGTCAAGACATGAGTTTCTTTGCCAACATCTTCCGTGGTACACAAGATCCCTGGGAAAAGTTAGCGTTAAACGATGTTAACAAACAAATGGTGCAGTTTAAAAATCCTCACAGCCACTTTGCTGAAAAGGCACGTCAACAGGAAGCAGAAAAAAACAATGCAACAATTAAGTCTTGAAGAACGTATTAAACGCTACTGGAACACACAACCGTGTAATATTAAACATGGACAAAGTGATCTTGGCACACCCGAGTTTTTTCGTGAAGTAAGCGAGCGACGCTATCGTGTAGAGCCGCACATTGCTGAATTTGCAGGGTTTCACTTGTGGGCTGGCAAACGTGTGTTGGAAATCGGTTGCGGCATTGGATCAGATGCAGAAGAATTTGCCAAGCATGGTGCTGAGTATGTGGGTATCGACTTGAGCGATCAAAGTATTGCATTAAGCAAGCAACGATTCGAAACACTAGGCCTTGAAGGCGAGTTCTACAATGTAGATGCAACTGATGGAGTAGCACTTGCCAAACTAGGTGAGTTTGATCTTGTTTACAGTTACGGTGTGATACATCACTTCCCGGGCATTGACAAGATTATTGCCAATGTACATGAAGTGGTCAAATATGGTGGTGAATTCCGATTTATGGTGTATGCCAAAAACTCCTGGAAGTATGCTATGATCCAAAAGGGTCTAGACCAATTTGAAGCACAAGCAGGTTGTCCATACGCACAGGCATTCAGCAAAGATGAAATTCACCAATTGATGAACAGAGACAATGGATGGTACATTGAGAGGTTGCGTCAGGACCACTGTTTCATGTATAATGTAGATTCGTACAAGGCAGGGCGTTATGAATTGGAACCGTGGTTTGAAGCCATGACAGAATCGCATCGTCAAGCTGTTAAAGAATATTTGGGTTGGCATCTACTAGTTAAAGCAAGAAAATTATGAAATTTAAAGTATCAGAACTATTTTATTCAGCACAAGGTGAAGGTCGCTATGTTGGTGTGCCCAGCGTGTTTCTTCGTATGTTTGGGTGTAACTTCACCTGTTCAGGGTTTGGTTGCAAGCCAGGCGAGTCTAGCAAAGAAGCAGATGAAGTTGCCAAGAGTGTGCATCTCTACAAGACATTTGAAGAACTGCCACTGGTGAGCACTGGCTGTGACAGCTATGCGTCATGGCATCCTGCATTCAAAGAACTCAGTCCTACCTACACAGAAGATGAGCTGGTGGAAAAGATGGCAGCATTGTTGCCGCATGGAAACTGGCAACAGCCCAATGGTAATCCTGTACACTTGGTTATCACAGGTGGCGAGCCCTTGCTGGGTTGGCAACGTGCATATCCTGCATTGTTGGATAAACTACACGAGCGTGGCTTACGACACATCACATTTGAGACCAATGGTACTCAAGAATTATCAAGAGACTTCAAACTGTATTTGAATAACTGGCACGGTGAGATCACATTCAGTGTAAGTCCCAAGCTCAGTGTGTCAGGCGAGAAGTGGGAAGAGGCAATCAAGCCAGAGATTATTTTTGATCTTGAAACATATGGTATAACTTATCTCAAGTTTGTGGTTGAGAAGGTGCAAGACTTTGACGAATTGGATCGTGCTGTTGATGAGTACAGGCTTGCACAGTTTTCAGGTCCTGTGTTTGTAATGCCCGTGGGTGGTGTTGTCAGTGTGTACGATGGCAATCGTATCAACGTTGCTGACGAAGCACTCAAACGTGGCTACTGGTATAGCCCAAGATTACACGTTGATCTTTGGGGCAATGGCTGGGGTAAGTAAATGTTTGACTGCATCTTGATCAATGGTGACAGCTATTCTGAAAAAAATAGACATAAGGTCTACTCAGATTTTTTGCACAAGAAATCCAGATTGCCGGTGATTAATATTGCCAAGAGCGGCAGCAATAACGATCGTATTTGTAGAAGCACAATAGAAACATTAGCAGAGCTTAAACAACAGTATACTAATCCATTAGTTATTGTTGGTTGGAGTTTTGTAAGACGGTTAGAAGTTTGGTATTACGGTGATAACCAACAAGTGATTAGTCGTATTCCAGACCGAGAGCGTAAATTAGAACATTGCAAACCTTGTCTAGTAACTCTAGATGTACTGACAGGGTTAAATCAAGCTACTATAGAACAAAAGTGTTTGATTACTGAAGATTTGTTTGTACACAAACAATTAACGGATTTCTATACATCATTGTATATGTTTGCTCATACCGTTGAGTCACTAGGTGCAACATTATTTTGTTTTTCGGCAGCAAAGAACACAGAAATTCCAGTACACTCTTTTCCATATATAGAATCATTGCACCAGGTGCAATGGTGTCAACAACAAAGTAATTTGTATCAACTGCATGATTTTTATATTAAACAGTGGGCTGAACAACATGATCCATTGAGAAGATTAGAGACAGGACATTTAAGCGAATCTGGACATGCACAGTTTGCAGATGTACTAACACAATGGCTTGATAACCTTGGATATAACATCAGAAAAGAATATGATTAAAAACATCAAAAGTTGGTTTAGTAAACCCGCCAAAGAGGTTGATAAAATAATACCTCCCCAAAAATCGGCACCTCCTAAGAAGAAGGAGCCCGATAAGACTGCCAAGCAGTTGGCTACCGAAGCCGGCGAGCCTTATGTGGCTGTGTTGGGCATGGACGTGGATCTTAATAATCTACATCAAGGTGCATTTGAACTAGACTGGAACGATATCTTTGTTGCCAGATTGATCAAGGCAGGCTATCAAGGCAAAGTAGATGCAGACATTGTGGACCAGTGGTTCCAGAACGTTTGTAGACATGTTGTTATGGAAACTTGGGAACAAGAACAAGCAATCAAGAATTCGGGCATCTGGGTGCAAAGCAAAGATATTGGCAATGGCAGGAGTGAAGTATCATGATTTTTAATCACATCAAAGAACTAAAAGCACAAGGTAAAAAGATTGGCATTACATTTTCAACCTTTGACATGTTGCATGCCGGCCATGTTGCTATGTTATCAGAGGCAAAGAATCATTGTGATTATCTAATTTGCGGATTGCAAACTGATCCCACAATTGACAGACCCGATACTAAAAATCATCCTATTCAAAGCATAGTAGAACGACAAATTCAACTTAGTGCTTGCCGTTATGTGGATGAAGTTGTTGTATATCAAACTGAACAAGACTTGATTGACCTGTTGCTTATTTTACCACTGGATGTTCGAATTCTGGGCACAGAATATGAGGACCAAAACTTTACTGGACGCAACGAAGGTGCTGGTCGTGGTGTACAGGTAATATTTAACAAGCGTGATCATTCGTTTAGTTCCAGCAGTTTGCGCAAGCGAGTTGCTGAAGCAGAAACAATTAAAAGTATTAAAAAATGAACATACTGTTTAACGGTGACTCCAACATGAATGGTGAGGAGTTGCAAGACCGCAGCCGTAGTATGATTGGTGAACTATCAAGGCACTTAGGCGGCACAGGCACAAACTTGTCTGTAAGTGGTGCCAGCAATGACTTGATCTACAATTCAACACTTGAGTACCTCAAAGATAATCAGCCAGATCTGGTAGTGATTGGCTGGACCGAACATGGTCGTGAGCAGTGGTACTTTGAAGGTGCATTTCACGAAATCAATCAGTTGGATGTGGGACAACGTATCCCTGAAGAGTTTCGCCGTCGCTATCAGTTCTGGAAGAATCACATTCAGAAAGAAGGCGAGTGGCATCGTGTGATGGGCTACTATTGGCACAATAAGATTTACAACTTGCACTTGATTCTCAAAGAGCGTGGCATTCCGCACTTGTTCTTTAATGCGTTTAATGCGTTCCAAGTTGCCAACTCAGCTGAACAACTGGATTGGAACGATTGCTTTTTCCATCCTTACCAGCAAAATCTTTGCTACATCAACTACTGTGTGGAACACGAGTTTGAAGAAATTACACCCGGCTGGCAACACTACAATGAAGATGCGCATGCGGCATGGGCACAGACCTTGGTTGATTACATGAAACAACGTCAAGTCTATGATTCTGTATGTAAACGGTGATAGTCATGCTGCCGCAGCCGAGGCAGTAAATCCTCACAGCTGGGCACAGGATGATGGGTTGTTCTATGGCCTAGGCCGTATGCCACATCCTGACAATGAACGTGCAAGTTTTGGATGCGAGCTTGCTAACTGGCTACGTGCTATCCTATACCTAGATGCACAGTCTGGATGTTCGAACACACGCATCATGCGTACCACAAGAGAATGGATCAAGGCCAACCCAGATGCAGTCAACAATTGCTTTATGGTTATCCAATGGACCACCTGGGAACGAGAAGAGTGGTGGCATGAAGATCACGACTTTCAAGTGAATGCATCGGGGATTGACGATGTTCCAGAAGCACTACAACAACGCTACAAACAATTTGTCATTGATATAGATTGGGAAGAATGCAGGCAACGTGCCCATAAAGAAATTTGGGAATTTCATCAAGAACTGGAAGCACAGGAAATTCGGCACGTTATGTTCAATGGCAACAGTCATTTTGATGGCATCACAGACCAAAAAGCGTGGGGGTCTAGCTACATGCATCCATATGCCGACGATATGACTTACAATTCGGTGCTGAGAAGCAATGGATTCAAAACGGTTAACCCCAATAGTTGGCATTTTGGGCCAGATGCCCATTGCTATTGGGCGGAATATGTGTTACAATACATTAAACGCAACCAACTATTGAGTCCAAATGAAATACCTACTTATTGACACAGCCAACATGTTTTTCCGAGCACGTCACGGTGCCCACAGAGCCAGTGACACTTGGACTAAACTAGGCTTTGCGCTACACGTTACAATGATGGCTGCCAATAAAGTAGCCAAGCGTTTTCAGGCAGATCACGTGGTTTTTGCACTGGAGGGTCGATCGTGGCGCAAAGACTACTACGAGCCCTACAAGAAAAACCGTGCTGTGGCACGTGGTAAAATGACTGAGGACGAAGCAGAAGAGGACAAAATGTTCTGGGAGACCTATGACAATCTGACTAAATACTTGTCAGACCGAACCAATTGCAGTGTGATCCGTTGCGCAACAGCCGAAGCAGATGACATCATTGCACGTTGGATATCATTACACCCCCAAGACGATCACGTAGTAGTTAGTTCAGACACAGACTTTGTTCAATTAGTCGCAACTAACGTCACACAATACAACGGCATTACAGATGAACTGATCACACTGGAGGGCATATTTGATGCCAAGGGTAAGCCTGTTACAGATAAAAAAACTAAACAACCAAAAACCATCCCGGATCCGGCCTGGCTACTATTTGAGAAGTGCATGCGTGGTGACACGTCAGACAACGTATTCTCTGCTTATCCGGGAGTACGTGAAAAAGGGACAAAGAATAAAGTTGGTCTCCGTGAGGCCTTTGCCGACAGAGACAAGCGAGGATATTCTTGGAACAACATGATGCTTCAGCGTTGGTCAGACCACAATGGACTAGAGCACAGAGTATTAGACGATTATGAACGTAATTGTACATTGATCGATCTCAACGCACAACCGGATGCGATTAAAGACACAGTGGATGCTGTGATCCGGGAACAGATCAGTCACAAGGATGTGGGACAAGTGGGCAGTCACTTTCTCAAATTCTGTGGCAAATATGAGTTGACCAAGTGTAGTGATTCAGCAGAGTCATTCGGACGTTGGTTAAACGAAACATACAAAGGAGTATTAAATGATACACGCCAAACCAGTAATTGACAACGAGTATTGGATCTTGAAAAAAGACGACCAAAAAGTTGGTAATATTCAAGCAGTTAACGATGGTTATCAAATAACTATTGAGAACAAAACAGGACTGTACAAAACCATTCCCATGTTGCGCAAACGTGAGAATGTGGAATTTGAGCCAGCCGAAAAAGCAACCAAACCAGCCACAGATGTGGTTCATGGATATCCTACTGGGTGCAGAGCACACAATCCTATCTGGGATGTGAAACATAAATTGCCGCTGTTTACCAAAGATACCAAAAGTAAATCATGGTACGCCGCTGGATGGTACATGATCAAACAACATCGCAACTGGAAGCCGGTACAAAACCCCAAACTAATTGTGCTCGAACGCTACAAGTATCAAGGACCTTACCACTCTAAAGAAGAAGCCAATGACAAATCCGTTTCGTGATCAGGAAAAATTCATGCGAGCCTGCGACCAGTCAGTTGACGAGTTTAATGGCACACAGTTTGAAATGTATTGTGCTCTTATTGAAGAAGAACACAAAGAACTAAAGGTTGCTCTTGCCGACAACGACGATGAAGAAATCGTTGACGCATTACTAGACATCCTTGTGGTTACTATTGGTGCACTACACAGTTTTGGTGCCAACAGCGAAGGCGGCTGGAAGGAAGTTATGAGCACTAACTTTGCCAAGATCGATCGAGAAACTGGCAAGGTTCGCAAGCGTGAAGATGGTAAAGTACTCAAGCCAGTGGGATGGACACCTCCTGATCTAAAACCTTTCTTAAAAAAATGACCACAAAAGTTGATACCACATTCGGTGAAGATCCTGATTACGACAAAGTAATCACAGTCAAGCACGGCACTATTACCATCAATGAGTGGGGAGAAAAATACCTTACTCCTGAAGAAAATGCCGAATGGCTGGAGCAGGATCGCATACACGAGGAAGCAGTACACGCTGCCATTGCCGCCGGTGATTGCTTTCATGACAGAACTGATCAGTACAATGTGCAGATCAAATGGCGCAATCAGGAAGTTCATCTGAAGTGGATGAACACTATCAGCCAAGAGAATCATGCTGTGTATCACAGCTATTGGGATCGGTACCATGCCAAAATGGCCGAACTTGAACAGGAAAACAAATGAGTTTACATATAAATCGGTTTATTGATTTGATCAAGGCACAAGAAAGCCGCGGTGGCAGAGATGTTACATTACCACTCAAAGATGCCAAGGATCTACACGCAGATATCACCAAGTTGTTGCTAACACTTGAGAAACTACGTGAAGATCAGAGCAAAGTTGATGAGGTTGTAAAGGTTGAATTGACCGGAGGTACTTTTTAAAGTACCCAGTTTTAGCATAAATAATGCTAGGAGTTTATCAATGAGCAGACCTAAACCCAGTGTGTTAATAGAGCACACAAACAAACAAACTTACAAGACCGAGCAAGTGCTGGCGTCGGAAGGGGTGTGGGCTGTGTTCTACGACTCGAAACCTATCAACCTAAAGACCAGCAACATGCTGACGCAGTATCCTGGGCCCAAGTACAAAAAGGTTAGTTTTTCAAATCCTGGCCATGCAATCAATTTGGCCCGTAAACTCAACGCACAGTTTAAAACAGACAAGTTCAGTGTGGTGCTGTTGACACAAGGGGCGCAAGTGTTCCCCAATGCTCAATAAGATCTCTCTAACTCAACAGATATTAGATCAACTCAAGTGGGATATCAAGCCCACATTAGATCAAGCAATGCAAGAGTGGTGGAAGAATCCCGACGAACATGCTGGCCTTCGGTTAACTGCCGAAGGCTTTTTTGTGTTTAGTCGGTTGGAAATTGCACACTACGAGTTTGATGTCCCTGCAAGTATGCCAGCAAAGCCTGGACAATTACTAACACTTGATCGTAAACTCACTTGTCCGTACTATATCTTTCTTGGCAAGAAGCCCAAGTTGTTGCTGTTTGGCAGCAAGGAAGCCATGATGTATTCCTTGTACGGTGACCTTGAAAAGTTTCTACGGGGTATATCTAGGCAATAACTTATCAGCTAATTTTCGAGCGTCAGCAACAAAGTCTGCTTGCATTTTATCTATTAATCCCCACAACACATATTCACGATTTCTTTGTAAACGTTGTTTGTAGGGTGCAAGATCTATTTTTCCTTGAATGAGATCTCGATTCAACTCTATAGCCGCATGTATTCTACCTGGACCCGGTATTGTATCGTAGCTGTGATCTACTAGATCATCAAACATGTCAAATCCCATTTGTCGGCAGTGTTCAACAATTCCTTTGTATCCGATTATGATAGGTATCTGTTCGGCCATCAATGCATGGAATGTTTTTTCTGTGACAATTCCTGTGGGTTGATAAAATTGTGTTTCTGTCACAATGTTGACAGCAGTTGACCCATAAACGTAATTCAACATTATAAAATTATCATCGTTTTCGGTGCCAGGGTAACAATCATATGGATATTGATGTTGAGGTAGTGGAATATCCATACCTAAACTCACCCAGCCATTTTCAAAGTCTTTTAAAATGTCCACAGTAATTTGTCGGTGGGCACAGATTCTACCATTAAGGCACTGCCAGGCATATGGTCTGGGTTGGTCAAGTATGTGCTTCCACTCATCAAATCTCTCGCGTAATTGTACACTGGTTTCTACATTGTGATTGCTAAACTTAATAAAATTGAGAGACCCGTTGTGAAATTTTTCTAAGTCGTGAGTCCAATGAGTGATTAGAACTCTGTGTGCGTTTTTGCCATAAAATTTTTCAATCTTGTCTAACTCTACACAGAATCCGTCATCGTCTATGGTAACAAAATCAGGAAAATGTATGACCACTAGAGTTTTTTCTGTAAACTCGCATTCAGGCAATTCCAAAGGCCAACCGTGGTCGTCGCCACCATATGGACGTTTAGCAGCATCATACCCCTCGACAATGTCAAACCCCATTGGACCTAGTGTGTCGTTAAAAATTTGTAGGTAATTTCTCATAGAAGTATTTAACCCGTAAATACACCATGGAATTAACAATTGAACAAGCACTAGGCAACCAATGGGCTATGTTTTATCATCCGCAATGGCCTGTGGAAGATCTACAACCAGTTTGCACATTGCCGCAAAGCGTATGCACAGTTAATCAACAGCTGGTACACAGCAGAAACATCACAACTTGGAATCCAGCATACCAAGATGAGATTGCTAGATTGCTATGGGTCAATTGGATGTATCAGCGATTGGGTGCAGAGCCTATCCGCAAACCCATCCTTGTGCATCAAGAACAAGATCAATTTGTAGTAGATTGCGGTGACACTAGATTAATGGCCTTGAGTCTTTTGCTTGATCCAGGTACAGTAAGTGTGATTGTCGTTGTGCCAATCGCCCAAGTTGGAGAGTATTCTGACTGGCGTCAAATACACACCAATCGAGACCTCATGCGGGCTACGGGATTTGGACGCGGTGCTAATATTGCACTACGAGTCAACGATACTGGCAGGATTGAATGGTTAGAAATTGGTGACCATACCACTGCGCATCATTTGCATGATGTTGATCAACGTGTTGCTATGATGCAACGCTATCTTGACACACAACAAGATACGTTTGAGTTTTCAATTGACTGGGCTAGAAGCCATATTAATTGGGACATCTATGCCAGGTGAGGCAAATAGGCCTGCTTCCATTGCTCAAATTCTGCGTCCCAGTTGTTTTTGTAGAGCTTGAGTAGTTCTCGATTGTATGTGGCTGCTTTCAAACATCGGGCACGTATTTGATCTTGGCTTCCATTCATAAGCACTTTTGATGTATCAGTGATACTTTTCCATACAAAAATGCCTATTCTGTTTTCTACAACTTTGAGTCTATCATAGTGATTGTGATCAATCATGTCGCTCATGCAATCAAATCCAAGACTTTCTAAGTAGGCCACAGCATATCGTCCCATGTATGCGGTCCACGGTACAGGTAATGTGAGCAGTCTAAAGATTTTTTCACTAAGTGCCACCGTGTTATCGCTACTGTAAGTTTCGCATTCAACGTTTAACCAACTACGAGTGTATATTTCATGGTGCGAGTGGTCATAGTTTTTTAATGGCATTTGTGGTGCCAGTAGTTTGTAGCTGGCTTGCCAGGCCGCTTTGTCGTCATCTGACAGTTCGTTGTTCCAGTACTTTTCAAACACTGCAGGCAAGCGGTCAGTACCACCAAATGTATTGCCGTCAAATTGATCTTGGCAGTTAAAGTTTACATACCCTTTGTGTAAATGTATGCGCTTGGCCAATTCTAACATGAGCTTGAGTCGTCGTGTATCAATACGATTAACGCTAAAACAAAACTGTCGATCAGGTTGCCATTCTGGCATGGGCTCATTGTGACTGTAGATTCCGTAGAAACTAGGCGGCAATTGCCAAACTTGATATTGTGTAGGGCACCCGACATAGTTGTCAGTGATCACTGTGGTGTTGCGATCAAACATGTAAGGAACGTCTATATGGTAATCGCTGGCGCAATCACGTATGTCGTCGACTAGACACAACACAACTTTTTTATCTTCACGATGCCAATTGCGTCGTTGCTGATCATCTCTTTGCCACCCAAGATTAGTTAGTGTGGTTTCAAAATAATCTAGTGTAGCATGCTCTTGTGACAGGCACCCACTGTTCCAAATTCCTTTGCGATGAATGGGCTCTTGTGTAAAGGGATCAAAGTTCATGGAAATACTTATAAACACAAAACAGTTGACCAAATAATCCCAATCTGTTAAACTGTTTATACAGTAATTAATAAGAGAAAGGAAAGCAATATGTCTAAACTCTATACTTTTATCGTTAATCCCAAAGTTAAAGAGATCTTGGAACTTGCCGATAAACTCCGTGAATGCTTAGAATATCCCAACTCTGAAAATAGCGGAGATGAACGTAGATATTCAGAGCATTTTGAAGCTGAAATTATCAAGGTTATCAAGAGAAAATAGTCTATAATTGACTATAATCCACTATAATATTATCGATAATCCCCGATAATATTATTGGATTATCCAGGTAATACTTGAGTATTACCTTGTTTTTGTGGTTTTTTTGCCACACTATTTCGGTTGACCAGAAATGCTCGATTTGCTATAATACACTATGAACTTAAAAAAGCAACCCCGCAAAAAACGTGTCGATCGTACACACATTGTTTACTTCATCCAAATTGGATTGGAGTACTATGTGGGCATCACTGCCAAGACTCAGCGTACAATCAACATGAGTTTGCGTAGCCGAATCAACAAGCACATTTATCGTAGCCGCACAGAAGACAAGAGTTGGAACCTGTACGAAGCAATTCGTGCCGCAGGTGAAGAGGCTGTTAACTATGCCATCATTGACATTGTGCGTGGCAAGCAAGCCGCACACGATATTGAGCGTGAACTGATCCGTCAGTACATGCCTGCATTGAACACTGACGTGCGTGTTAAGCAAATTGGTTGACCAATAATTGCCCATTTGCTATAATATGAACATAGTAAGAAATAAGGAGCCACAAATGACTACAGAATTTACAAGTTGGGAAGACATGACAGAACTAGAGCAAGCCCAATGCACATTTTGGGACATGTACAAGGATGCCTACGGTGTTCGTCCCCGTGGTGTTGATACTTCTGCCTGGACTCTTGATGACTTTACATCTGAGTTTGTGATCCTTGGTCAAGCCATTGACCGCGAAGAGACAGCTCGCAAAGCGGCCGAAACCAAGGCTGTTGAGATGTTTGAACGCCGTGTTGCTGAATTGCTCAGCACAGGTGCCAAGGACCAGGCCATGGCTATGCGTTGGATCCACGAAGCCGAAGAGACCAATGGTGACAATGATTACCTTGCTTGGACACTGGGCTTGCCCTATCAATATTTCCGCAAAGCGGCTTAAGGAGATGACAATGATTAAAGAACAC